GTTCGTCAACCAGGTCAATCGGTGTATGTTCCTGAAGAAGTGAACGAAGCTCTTAACCAATACTTTGCGACAGGGAGCCAAAGGGATGGCACTTCCATGGTAGAGTCTGTTCTTGGTAAAGTATTATCTACGACAACCGCTGGGGCTAAGTTTGTCAGAGTGCCGCTCAACGCCGCTTCTTACCCCGTTCAGTTTATTGGTAACGGTGTTATGGTAGCGGGACAAGGGATGAATCCGTTTAATGGATGGAAGCGAGGCTTTGGCATTGCGCTCAACGAAATAAATAACAAGGGCATAGCTAAAGGTAAATATTCTCTAAAAGAAATTAACCGATTGAAAGAGCTAGACCTAATAGACCAAGGTGTTGTCGCTGGCGACATAAGGGACGGATTTAAAAACGGAGTTCTACCTAAAGCGTTCAGTAAGGTAACAGATTTTTTTGGTAAAGCATACAATGTATTTGATACCGCACAGCGCATCTCCGTATTCGAGAACTACAAGGGTTTCCTTAAAAACAACATCCCAAAGGAACAGTTTAATAAACTTACAACTAAACAAAAAGAAGACATGGCTGCCTTCTTGACCAACTCTACATACCAGAACTACGGTCGTATCAATAAGAACCTGAGGAGCATGTCGAGATACGGCATACTAAATGAGTTCGCTGCTTTTAACATTGAGCAAACTAGGACTCTGTACAACCAGGGCCGCATGGCTAAGTCAATGTTGGATGGATCCTTCTCCGACGAAATGGAGAAGGCTTACGGGGTAACGCTAAACAAGGATGCAATGAGGGGAGAAGGTTTAAAGCGTGTTGCAGCACTGTCGGGAGTATTGACCCTTGGGTCTGCGGGAGTATCGCAGCTTAATAAAATGGGTGGAGTAGACGATGATGATGAGAAATTCCTCAGGGACTTTGGCTTGGCTAAATGGGAAGAGGATCAGAGTTTACATATTAGGAGAGACGGAAATAAACTTTCTTTAGCAAACATGAGCTATCAAATACCTTCGGCTGAACTAACATCTATTGTTGAAGCAGGGTTACGGGGTGATGACTTTGAGTCTGCTGCTGGAAATATTGTTGATTCAGCTTGGGGTAAGTTTGGTGGAGATCTAACCATCAATCTGAAGAACATAGTTTCTGCTGTGACCAATACAGACCTAAGAACAGGCAAAGAGCTTGTCAATGAACCTGATGGCATGAGGAAGAACCTTGGTCTAGTTAAGTATTACTTTGCTGAAAACTTTACGCCGGGGACAGTCAGGGATTTACAATCTTTAGACAAAAGAACTTCCGTAGAAAATACGCTTAGGTATACACTAGGTTATCGCTCAAGGAACACGACTATTGACGAGGGCATTGGATACAAGCTTAGAGACTTAGAGAGTTCCTTGACGAACATACGATCATCCTATTCTGGAGACACCAAAAAGATGGACTCCGTGGAAGATGCTTACAATAAAAACAACGCGGTGTATCTGAGGAACATGGAGGTTCTTGTGGACTTCGCGAGTCAAGCCAAAGACTTTGGCGCAAGGAATCCAGACTCTGGTCTAACGGATGAGAAGATAGATAGTTTAATGCAAAAAGCTGGATTTAATAAAACCCAAAGAGACGGGGCAATGTCTGGGGTTATTACCGATATGCCAATATTTGTAGCTTCGGGTGCGAGGAAGAAGGAAGATAAGATAAATCGTTACATTGAGCTAGGATTGAAGATGAGTCCACAGACACTTACTACCATGCTTCAAAGAGACTTCGACGATAAGAAGATTAAGAGAGCCGACGTGCGCAGGATTATGATAGGCGTAGAAGCCAACAAGGTCTTTGGACAATAAAAAAGCCCCCCAGTTACCTGGAGGACCTTAGTTTGTTAGCTTCGTGGTTTGGAAGGGCTGGCTAACGGCAACCCCGTATTAGGCTGAATAGACCTTTCCGGAGCACTCACGACTTACTCTTTTGCAGCTGAGACACTAACAAAGTTATTCTCGCTCCTCTGCGTTAGACAGGAGGCGATGCTGGAGCATATTAACTTTATTCTTCAAGTTATCTATGTCCTTGTTTAAAGTTTCATTCTGTTTGGTCAGAGCTTCACACGATCTAGTCATGGCCTCTAGCCCTTTAGATAGAATGTCTTCTGAGTTAATCTTGTAAACGGATTGGGTATTGGTTGTCTGCATTTATGTTATGTTGTGTGAAATTAGTTTCCATTGGTCAGCGTCTCTCTCTAGCCACTCAAACAGATATACAATGTCCTCGCTGTCTAGTGGTTCGTCAGACTCAAGGTAGTATATACCTTTTATGTCTGGGCTTCTGCCTCCGGGCTTGTCGGCTTCAAACTCTACAGTGAAATCAGTTGTGTCACCATAGATATTGTCCATTTGTATTTTATGTTCGTAGATCATAGTTAGATAAACATTGGTTCAAAGAAAGCAAGCTTAGGAGAGTAGACAACACCGCAACCCAGCACTGGTCGAGCAGCGTATATACGTCCGTAGTTCATGGCAGGGTGACTATGGTCTACACCACAGCCTACATTCATACCGAAGACAACACCGTCCTGGTTGGCGTGGTAGTTGATACCAGCCTGTGCGTGGAGGTGACCCATGACCAGAGACTTGAACTGAGCCTGAGCGTTCTTCAGGGCTGACATCTGTCCTCCCTTTTCTTTGTCTCCGTGTCTGTATATAACATTGTCAATCAATAGATCGGTAAACCTAGGATGTATTTCCCATCCGTCAAGTCCCCATAATGTTTTGAAGTTAAGTATTACTTCTGGTGGTAGTCCAACACTCTGAGCCTTACGCTCCGGTAGAGCGGAGTGATTGCCGATAAGGTAGTCTACCTCAGGGAACGCCTTGTGTAGTGCTCTAACCTGCTTAGAAGCCGCTACAAACTCGTCTGCTGCGCTAGGCATGGACGGGTCTTTCTCGTGGAAGCTGATAGCATTCCAGTCTACCAGGTCACCGATGTGAACAACACGTGTGCACTTGTGCTTGTGGAAGATAGAGATTAGGAAGTCAATGTAGCCGTGGTGCATGGCCGGGCAGTGAGTATCAGCTATGACAAGGACACGCTCGTTACCCTTGGCGGCAGGGACAGTAGCTTTGTATCGCCTAATCTTAGAACGCACAGCTTCTGCGGTTGTATCATAGTCTTCAGCGATTTGATGGTAACTAAGACCTTCTAAGTAGAGGTCGTAGGCTTGCTTCTGAGTTAGGTGTTCTTGTGTCATATTTATGATAGTTAGTAGGATGGGTTAACTAAATCTGCCTATGCTGTTTTGAAAGACGAACTTGCCATACTGATCTCGCTCACCTTCACGTTGCTTTGCTATATTGTATTTGATGCAAATGTGTGTGCCGTGGACGGGGTCGTTGTGGACCGTAGCTTCCTTTGTGTCTGAACCGTTGGGCCATAGCAAGAGAATAATGTCTGCGTCGTTCTCGATGTCCCCGGAATCCTTCAAGTCGTATAGAGTAATGCCTGTCTCACGCTTGGCTCCCTCCCTGTTCACCTGCGCCAAGAGAATGACTGGTAGGTTCAGCTCCATAGCCATGAGCTTGATCTGGTGGCTAACCTCTGCGATGCCGTCGTGCTTCTTGAGCTTGGTGTTCCAAGGGACTAGCTGTAGGTAGTCTATGACTATCCATTCAATGTTATGTTTACGCTTATACATACGAGCACGTGAACGCAGTTCGTCTATGTTTCTAACGTAGTGCTCTGTAAAGATGGGGGCGTTCTCTACTCTCTCAGTAGCATCCCACACTCTCCTTTGTTTCTCTGGGGATAGCACACCCTCTTGGAACTGGTTGAGGTTCACAGCAGAGCAGGTCTGTATCATGCGCTTTGCTAGGCTCTTAGCCTGCATCTCAAAGGAGAAGTATAAACCAGGCTTGTTGTGGGTCACACCATTCTGCAAGGCTACGTTCAAGGCTATGCAGGTCTTACCGCAAGAGGTAGGAGCCGCAACAACCATTACCTCCCCGTTGGCTATGCCACCAGCACTGAGCTTATCGTCTAGCTGTTTGATCCTAGTTGGTAGGGCGAAGGTGCTGTAGGTTCCCTCTGCCATCTTCTTGAAGTCTTCACGTAGGGACTCAGCCGCTGAT